GAGCTTCCAGCAGATAAATACCTTGAGCTTTCAGTTCGTTCATCTACCCCACTTAAATATTGGCTTATCTTAGCTAATGGTGTTGGTATTATTGATGCGGATTATTATAACTGTGAAGCTAATGAAGGCGAAATTTTCTTTCAATTAATTAATTTAAGTCCTTATCCTATTCAAATTAAAAAAGGAGACATTATTGGACAGGGTATTATTAAAAAATATTATAAAGCTTCAAATGATACTCAGTTCAATAAGACAAGAGCTGGCGGATTCGGTTCTACTGATGATGTTGCAGTATCTTCAACCCTTATTTCTAGTATATAATGAAACTTTTAGCTTTAGACCAAAGTAGTCGAATATCAGGATTTGCCGTTTTTGAAGACGGCAAACTTCTTGATTATGGACATTTTACTTTTACCGATAAAAATTTTGGTGAAAGGTTAATGAATATTAAAAATAAGGTTAAGGAATTAATTGAAAAGTATGAAGTAGATGAAGTCATTTTTGAAGATATACAATTAAAAACTGGTGCGGGGAACAATGTATTAACATTTAAAAAACTCGCAGAAGTTATTGGAGTTTTATGTGAATATTTTACAGAAACTAAAATGCCTAATAGTTCAGTTTTAGCAGTGCAATGGCGTTCTACTTTACAGATTAAAGGTAAAGTTAGAGCAGAACAAAAGAAAAACGCGCAAGCATATGTTCAATCTACTTATGGATTAAAATGTACAGAAGATGAAGCTGATGCAATATGTATTGGAACTCACTATTTTGTAAAAGAAGAAGAAACAGAAATGTTTGATTGGTCTTAATAAGTAAATTTGACCTTCCTATTTTTTAATTCTATATGAGAATTAAGGTAGGAGGAACACCATGCTACTAGATTTTGTAATTAAATATTGGCTCGAATTTGGTTTTGGCTTAATAATTGCACTTGGTGGATACTTTTTTAAGAAATATATGAAAATGAAAGAAGAAGAACAAAATTCTGAACGTGCTAAATTTTATGAAAATCTTAAAGAAGATATGTTTTCTCGATATGATGCGATAGAAAAAGAATCAAGAGATGGCGACCAAGAGTTACAAAAACAATTAGATGCTCTTAGAAAAGGAATTCTTTCAATGCAAAAGAAAGAATTTATAGCTGAATGTCAAGCATTATTAGCTGAAGACCATGAAATAACGTTGGAGGAATACCAACAGTGCATTGAAGACCATGATGCTTATAATGGTTTAAAAGGCAATCATAATGGTGATAGTTTATTTGCTTTAGTTGTACAAAAAGCAAAACATATTACTGATTAAATGAAAAAAGAGGAATATTTATTAATCATGCTAATAAATATTCCTCTTTAATTTAATAAAAATTTCATTTGTCATATCAATAATTTCTTGCCCATAAGTAGCAAGTAAATCTGCTAATAGTTCTTCTTGTTCTAGTGTTAATTCTACCTCATAACTAAACATTGCGGCATGTGTTAATTCATGGCATAATACTTTTTTCATTTTATGAGAATTAAGGTTTTCATTAATATAAATTGAATGAGTAACATTATCACAAGCCCCAAGTGTATAAGAACCATTAGTATATAGAATTGGATGATTAGGAGAAACCAAGAATATTCTCCAGGTTTCTCCATTTATTTTAATCATTGTATTTTATTTGATAAAGCAATAATTTTCTTTTGAAGTAGTTGTTTCTCTTCTGGAGAAGCATCTTCAATCATTTCACAAATGTCAGAACTTAATTCTTGCATATACTCTTCAAGTTCTTTCATTGCAGTTACTTTATCCTTATGGAGTTCTTTAGATTCCATATACATGCGACGACGTGCTGGGCTGCGACCCTCGCGAGCATCCCGCATCTCTAAAGGAAACTCTCTTTCTCGATAAGGTTCATTGCTTTTATCATTATACTTATCAATTCTAGGATAGTTAATATATGAAGAGGAATTATCATAATCATGTCCTCCTCTTTCCTTGTAATACATACGATATTGAGAAGAATTATTTTCTTCTTTTTCGTTCATAGCTTTTGTAATTGTGCAATAATAAATTGCCTCTTCAAGGTCTTTTATCATATCAATTACTTCACCAAGTTCTCCAGCATCACAATCTTGGAGATTTCCCATTTGAGATTGGGCAGCACTAATTAAACAATTTTTCATATCATATAGTCTATGCATATTACGCCACCCTTTCTACTATAAGATTAGCGTTTTGAACGTTAATCGCTTGTGTTGAAGTATTAGTTACTCCTGCGGTTGAGCAGCATCCAGTAGGTACATCAATGTATACACATGAAGCTACATTAAAATATTGCTCTACTGCGGCAGGTGTTACAATCATTTGCGCGGTACGAACTGCTTCACCATCTATAGTAATAGTTAATGAAATAGCTCCTGCGGTACCGCCGGTTGGAACAGCAATATTACCAGTAAAAGTTACCTTGAATCTTGAGCGGCATTGGTTATTAGACAAGCCTCTCATTTTAATATTTCCACTTCCCTCGGTATGAATAACTGAACAATTACCAGGGATTCTTGTTGTAATAAATACAACATTATCATTTGCGTTTACAGTTTGTACTACATTACTAGTTAGTTCCATACATAGTCTCCTTTCAGGAATTTAACTATCTAGGGAGTTGGCAGACTCCCTAGTAGTCAAACTAATTAATCATAAAGTTGAACATCCACAGCTTCTATAACTTGAATAAGGATTAGGAACTGTGTATGCAGGTACAGGTGAAGGGTTAAGTGCATTGATGAGATAGCTATTCTGAGCTGCCTGGCTAGCTTGGAATTTAAGGTCAGAATTAACAGCTGTAAGTTCAGTAATCTTATCATGCAGTGCCTGTGTTTGCATTTCTTGAATTGCGCTTAATACACTTCTAGTATTAGCATTTTGATTTTCCATTAAATCTCTTGTCGCATCAGTAACAGCTCTACGAGTTGAACATTCTTGGTCTGCTAAATTATAATTTAATTGAGCAAAGTTCTGAGCGTCTTCATATCTTGTCTGGCAGCAACATTGCTGTAACTGAGTACCTAAATTAGTAATACCTGCGTTGATAGCATTAGTATTCTGCATATCTGCAATTGTTTGCTGTGTAATATTATTATTAATACCAGCAAATCCATTCAGCATGCCTGTGTTCATGGCATAAAATCCATCACAAACACCACTATTTACACCATCAATTTTTCTTTCAATGTTGGCAAAATCTGAGGTTAAAATATAACCATCAGTAATTCCAGAACCTGTGGAACCGCCTCCAAAGAGACCATTTCCATTTCCTCCCCATCCTGCAAAACAGAACAAGAATAAAATAATAATCCACCAAGCTCCGTCGCCACCAAAGCCCCAACCATTGTCATTGCGGGTAGAACCTGTAGCAGCTGCGATATCGGCTAAACTATAGCCACTAGTTGCATTATTGAACATATTAATGTCCTCCTTTAAAATTTATTATTTAAGCCCAAGCATTTGCTTGAAAGCATTAAATTCTTTATCAAAATCTTTTCCGCTTTGTTTACATATATTGCGGGCGATTTGTTCAATATCTGCACTTCTATTTTGCTTTGCTAAAGACAATAGATTAGCTCCCATTGGAGTATTTTGCATTTGTTGTTCAAGTATACTCATCATAAGTTGTTGCGGATTTTGACCGCCTTTAATCATCTGAATTAATTGCATAGGATTTATGTTATTCATGCGGTTTCCTCCTTAAAATTTTGGCATCTCTGCGGGTTTCTTAGTTACTTCTTTTTGCACCGGTTGCGGGCTCTGAGCCGGCATCGCCGCAAACATTTCCTTAATTTTTGACATTGTTTCTTCAAATTCTTCTCTAGTTACAAAGGCATCTGTATTTGTATTAGGAGTAGATTCTTGTGCTACTGGAATAGGCTTAAATTCATACATGTTTATTAATGCTGTCCCATCTAAATTAATTTGTTTTGTATATATTCTTCTATTGGCTATATCTGGGAAGTAAAAAACAGAACCATCAAAGTCTATTGGAATAGCTCTAACCTCTTCTAACGAAGATACTGGTCTACCTTTAAGAAAAGGAGGAATTTGAGGTTGCGGTTGTTGTTGCTGTTGGCGAGGTGGGTAATAATTGTAATTAGGATACATTTTACTTACCTTCTTTCTATTAACTTTTTCTCCTCTTCCTTTCATAAGTATATGCGAATTTTTTGGTAATCTTTTACTTCATTCGCCCAGTTTTCTCCTATACTCTAAAATATTTTTCTAAAAAATTTTTGGTATAACGCAAAATAAGGGGTAGGTTCTTTTTATAAGAACCTACCCCTCTGGTAACGTATTATTTAGAAGTTTTTTTCTCATTAACTGTAGACTCAATTTTATTGGTTAAATATAAATTCAAATCTCCATAAGCCTCAGTTAAATAATCTTTAGCCTCTTTAGTAAGTAAAGCTAAAACCGCATTTAAAGTTTTTTGGAAGGCAACTTTTTGCGCTTCTTCATCAAATTTACCTTCTTTTTTCAAAGCTTCTACATATGTTTGATTAGTTGTAGTAACACAATCCGCAATAGTATTAGCTGCCATATCAATATATTTATTTAATAATTCATTATCTGTTTTTTTCTTTAATTGCTCTTTTTGGACTTGAATATAACTAACTAAATAAGAAGTTAAAATTGCAATTAAAGGTACAATACATACATCAAATATTTGTTTTAAAATATCTAAACTATTCATTTTTCTTATCCTCCCAAAGTTCAAATCTATACTCTTGTTTTATGTTTGGATATTTTCCTTTATCCACTTTACTCATAAACATATTTACTGGACGAGCATATAACTTAAATGGTTCATATAAACTATGATATATTACTAATTTTTCACCAGTTTCAGTATGTTCTGCTATATCATAAATTATATACAAATATTTTTTAGTGTTTTCCTGTTCTTCTTGTGAAAGAGTTTCTCGTTTAAAATGTTTAACTACATCTCCTGCATGTAATCTCATTTTAATATCTCCTTTTTTATTTATATATTACAATATTTTAAGAAGAAAGTCCATTTAATTTTTTTATTCTAAGTATTGCAAGTTTCTTTTCTAATTCTTCAATTTCTTTGTTTTGCATTTGCCAACCTTTAATAAGTGCAGGTACTATATGATTATAAGATACAGAATAAGTCATATCATCTTTTTCTGGAGCATTGATATCATAATAGACATCATCTCTATCATTATCATTATATTCCCATTGTAAATAAGGACGATTACCTATATTATTCTTTTTTAATAATTCCCGCAAATCTTGAGCAAACACACCATTTTGTTCAAGATTATTATATCCAATATCTTCTTTAAATACAAAATTACGAATTGGAACATTTAGTAATACTTTAGCTTCATCTTCTGGCATATCTTCTATATATATTTTTTTTCTTCTATCTGAGCTAGTAGTAACAGAAACTGTTCCATTTGGTTTAATAGCGATAAGCCATTTAGCATTTTTATCATTATAAATGCCTGCATTAGTATTAGTACCTAATTTAGCATCATTATTGCTATTAATAACTTGAAATCTATGGGATGCTGTAGAGCTACTAATAATATTCATATTTTCTGAGTATGTTTTAAGGTTAGGAAAAGTACCAATAGCACTTCCT